AGATGAGTGAGGCGCGCATATGCCCAATCACCGGCGAACCACGCATGACCAACCTCCAGGCCACGCTCCACACAGTCATCCAGCTTGCTGCGACGATGCCGGATCCACACGCCATGATTCTCGGGATCCGCGCCGCAGACCCTTCGCGTTTGGGGCACGGCGGTGCATCCGACGGGCTCCCCTTCCGTTTGGATACGACGCTGGATTTCTGGGACACCGCGCCGGGCGACGTCCACGGAATCCGCACCCGCACCGGAGTTCATGACTGGGCCGCAACCTGGGCCTACTCGTGGTGGGAGTGGGCCGACGATAGTTCGCCGAAACCCTCCGGAGACATGCTGCAATGGCTCGCGTCCCGCCTCGCGTGGGCCGAGCGATGCTATCCCGCGATGGAAGAATTCGCGGAAGAACTCGCTCATGTTCAACGGATCCTCGAACATGCACATGGACTCGACCCCATACCGACAGACCGCACCTGTCCGTCATGTGGAGGACAACTCCAACACAAGGTCACGTCGAAAGGAGTCTCCCCCGAGTACGACTGCAGGGACTGCGAAAACCAATACTCCCCCGACGGGCTCGAACTTATGACAGATACGCGGATCAAAGAATCAGACCAGTGGATTCCGCGCGACATCGCCGCGAAACTCCTAGGCGTCAGCCGGCACCGGATCCGCGTATGGATCAACCGGGGACAGCTCGAAGACCGTGACGGCAGAATCAGTGTCTCACAGGCCCGGACACTGATGCGTGTTGCCTTGCGGTACACGTGAAATCGTGAGACGCTTGGAAGTGGAAAAGTGTGACCATGATGAGTACCACATTCCGCATCCGCCTATGGGCGTTGATGCCAGATCCCCCAGACGAGGTGAGCGGCTGGGGGATCACTACGTAAAACGTCCCAACCTGAGAATTCCCTCTGAGAACTCCCGCAGAATTGATTATGATGCTTCGTATGGACACGCCACAATTCCCACCGAGCGACTCATCGTCTAGTCAATTCCCGACACAGCAGCCAACACCAAGCTCACCAATGAACGACCCCAATCACCAATACGAACCAGCCTCGCCTAACAAAGCCGCACACAAACCGTGGTATAAGAAATGGTGGATCTGGGCAATCGTCATCATTATCGGAATCATCGCCACCGCTGGCGGTGGCGACAACGACAATGCAGGCAGCACGTCTTCAACAACACCCAGCGCAACCACAACGACGACGATCGACGCTGAAGCGGAAGCCTCAGCCTCAGCAGCTGCGGCGGCAGCCGAAGCCTCCCAATCCGCCGCGGCAGCCGAAGCGGAAGCCTCAGCCTCAGCAGCTGCGGCAGCCGAAGAAGCCGCCCGACTCGACCCGACCACATACACCGCCATCAGCACACGTGACTGGCAACTCATCGAAAAAGATCCAGACAGCCATTACGGCGAAAAATACGTCATCTACGGATACGTAACCCAAGCCGACGCCTCCACCGGCACCGAAGGATTCCGCGCCAACACTGGTGGCGAACAAACCGACTGGTACAACTACGACATCAACACAATCGTCATAGCAGACTCGGACATCGTAGCCAACGTTGTAACCGACGACATCGTACAAATGTATGTCGAAGTTCTCGGCTCCTACACATACGAAACACAAATCGGCGGAGAAACCACAGCAGTATCCGTACAAGCGAACATTCTCAACGCGCTAGGAACCAGCAACGACTAGACGAATTTAAACCAGCCCGAAGGGCCCCTGGCGAACGCTGGGGGCCCTTCGCATGTGGAGGCGCATATGTCGAAAGTAAACCGTAATGGTTTCGGCCATCGGGCCTTCCGCCGATCGGCTAAAGCGTTGCGCAATCGTGTTGCTGTTGAAGGTTTGCCGTGTGCATGGTGTGGTAAACCCATTGACCTCACACTCCCATCAACGGACCCGATGAGCTTCACAGCTGATCATCCACAAGCCATCGCCAGTGGCGGCCGACTCGCAGGACAGCAACTTCAACCGATGCATCGCCGATGCAACTCTGCCAAAGGTGACGCGCAACCCGTCGAAATTTGGGAAGCGAGCTGACCCCGGGGAGGGGTACCCCGATCAGGCCCGCTGCCTACTTCCCGCGCGTCCTCGAGGCATTTCTCTCCCCGCGCATTGGCACACGTGCTCCATTTCTTGAGGAGGTGCTCCACTTGCCAAGATCCTCGTCTCCACACGGTACTGAGGCTGCTTATAAGCGGCATCTTCGTCATAAGGAGGAGCCGTGTGATGCGTGTCGTGCGGCTCACCGCGAGTTGCAGAAGGAGAAGCGCCGCAAGGAGAATCCGCTCATCGCTGTCCGCGACGATTTTCTGCCGGTTGCAGGAGAGTCGCGACTTGATTCACTGAAGCGGCAACGCGATTTGTTGGATGCCGCGCTCTCAACCGCCGTTGAAGAGGATGTGAAATCTGCGGCTGCGATCTCGCGTGAGCTTCGTGCTATTTGGGCAGAAATTGATGAACTTACACGCGGCTCCAAGAATGTGGGAGGCGATTTGCTTGACAACCTCGCAGGAGGCCTCGCCGTCGTCCCTTGCACTTCCTAGGGTAGCTTCCGTCCCCCAAAACGTCGGCACTCTTTTCACGCCACAATTGAACGGTTGGCTCAACTCTGTGGGCGTGAATCTTGACGTCTGGCAACAGCACGATCTCGGTCTATGGCTTGCCGTGGATGCGTCTGGGAATTGGTCTGCCACCGAGGTGGGCGAATTGGTTGCGCGGCAAAACGGGAAGGGCGAAATCCTCCTTGCCTACGATCTGCTGCACCTGTTTGTTATCCGACGTAGGGATAATCGCAATAAGACGGTGGTTCACACATCTCACGAGGTAAAGACAAATTCCGAGGCGCTGCAAAAGCTCGAATCTGTGGTTCGGGCTAATCCGTCTCTGATGGCACGTGTTTCACAAATCTATACCGGCAACAATGAGCAAGGTATCCGCTTGAAACCTCGGCCCGGACAGCGGCGCGGTGATCGTATCAAGTTCATTGCACGCTCAAAGAATTCGGGGCGTGGTTTCACGGCAGACGTGATGGTCTATGACGAAGCGCAAGAGCTTGGGCAGGCATCATATCGCGCACTCACGTACACGTTGACGACAACGAAGAACCGTCAAGAAGTCTTTACTGGCACGGTCCCGGAAGAGGGAGTCAACGATTCTGAAATCTTTGAAGGCGTTCGCGACCGTGGACGGGCTGGAGTCGAGAGGTTTTCAAGAACTCTTTGGGTCGAATATTCGCCGCGCGGATCAGACGATTACAAGAACGCTCTTCAAATAGATTTGGGTGACGAGGCGAACTGGGAGGCGGCGAATCCTGCGATAGACATTCGCGTCTACCGCGAATCTATTGCGGAAGAGTTGGAGCGGGATAAGTCCCCAAACAAGGAAGGGTTCGCGCGCGAGCGCCTTTCGATTTGGCCTAACCGCCCTCCTGTTGACGCGATTCAGCTTTCCGATTTGGATATGGAGAAATGGCTGGCCAGCAGTGAGGATCACGAGATCTCTCGTCCTGTGGTTATTGCGGTCGCTCTGGGGCCTGGTGGTCAGTTCGGCACGGTAGCTTTGGCCTGTCGCTTGGACGATGGGCGCGTGTTCGTTAGGCATGAACGCACTTCACGGGGCACGGCTTGGCTTTCCGAGTTTCTGCCCGACTTGAAGGCGCAACTCGATGACGCACTTATCGTGGTGGATCCAAAGAACGCCGCTGCCCTTATGGTCGATCTGGAGCGGCTGGGAATCAAGCCTTTCAAGATGAACATGGACGAGATAGCCGCCGCACACGCGCAGTTTATCGAAGGCGTCAATGGCGGGCAGATTGTCCACCGCGACCAGGCGGAAGTCACTGCGTCACTACAGTACGCCACTACGAGAATGCTTGGACGTTCAGGGTTTACGTGGGAACCGTCAGACCCGACGAAACCAATTGCCCACGCTCAGGCGGTTACCTGGGCGTGCTGGGGGTTGAAAAAGTTTGAAGCACTTCCACCGAAAACGAAACCACTTGTTAGGGGGTATGCGTGAGTGTCGATCTAAATGTGTTGGAGAGTGAAGATTCATTTATCCCTATGGACGCCACCACCCTTGGTGAGTTTCTTTCTGGGTACATGAAAGACATTCGCAAGGAGTGGGATCGCCTGCGTTTTCTTCAGAAGAACATTGACGGGACTATCTACTCAACGTGGATGCCGCGAGGGGCGGATGCTGAATATAAAGACATGCTCCGTAAAGCTGCAACGCCGTGGCTCATGTACGCGCAGAACGCTAAAGCTCAGGGCTTGGTTGTGGATGGCTTCACGAGTGATGAGATTTGGCGCGAGGCTTGGCAGGCTAACGGCATGGATGGCCGTCAGGTGGTTGTCAACCGTGAAGTGATCGGTCTCGGTAAGTCGTACGGTCTTTCGCTACCTGCCAATGGTGGGAAGGTGCTGATGCGTCCGCTCTCGGCGCATTCTACCTATGCTAAGTTCGCGGATCCGTGGGATGAGTATCCCGAATGGGTTCTGTATCGGTCGGCAAAGATGGGGAAGTCCTACTGGGATTCGACTTGGTACTTTTTCGACGCTACCCATTGGTACAAGTTCACCGGCAGTCCAGGGACTCCGCAAGGTATTGAAACGTACGAGCATGGCCTTGGTTATTGCCCGGTTGTGCAACTGTCGAACACCTTAACCTCCGACAGTGTGCCCGAATCTTCGATTGAGCCTGGAATCAAGCCGTGGAAGCGCGTTGTTGACTACACGTTCACGCTTAGTATGGATATGCGCTACGGCGCTTTCCCACAGAAGTGGATGGCCGGCGGGGAGATCCAGACAGACGAAAACGGCAATGCCATGATTCGCCCGGCAGTCGATTCGTTGATGCATGCATCGGGTCCAGCGGGAGAAACGGCGCGATTCGGATCATTCCAATCGGCGAGCATTTCTGACGTAGTCGCGGGTCTTGAGTCGGCCAAACAAGATCTGAGTTCGATTCTTCAGATCCCACCTCATTATTTCCTCGGCAAGGTCATAAACATGTCGGCTGAAGGAATTGAGGCTGCCGAATCGGCATATTATCGCGACCTCGCCGAACGTAAAGAAGCACTATCTGAGGGTTATGAATTGTGGTTGAGGACAGCCGCAGACATTCTCGGATACAGCAACGTAGCGGACGATCCTAATGTCGAGATCCACTGGATGGAACAGCGTACACGTTCTCTTGGACAGATCGCTGATGCGATCGTGAAGCTGAAGACGGTTGGTGCGCCCGACGAATTACTGTTTGCGCTCATGCCTGGGTGGACGAAACAAGATGTTTTGGAGGCTGCTCGAGTAGCGAATGAGAAGGTACAGACGGGCGCATCTGCGCCGGATGACATGTCAATCGAAACGCAGGCGAACGCGCTGGGGACACTTGTTCGTGCTGGGGTTGACCCAAAGGACGCTGCCCTGCGTCTCGGTTTGAACAATATTCAGTTTACTGGCGCAGTTCCAGTCTCGTTGCGCATGCCGGAATCTGAAGCGGCTTCGTTGGAAGATAAGTGACTTCGGTGACAGCTGCCGACTCAGCTGGTGAAATCGACGGATTTACGGAGGAATCATGAATGAAGAAGGAACGCAGTCCGAAGTGGGCGAGTCTGAAGATGGTGGGGGAAAGGAATATACTCCACCGGCATCGCAGGCAGACCTTGATCGGATAATTGAGGACCGGCTTTCCCGCGAACGGAGAAAATACTCGGATTACGACGATATGAAGTCGAAGCTCTCTGAGTATGAAACATGGAAGCAATCTCAGCTCACAGAACAGGAAAAAGCTGTACAAGCTGCGCGGGACGAAGGTGCTGCGGAAGCAACAACGGCGCTGGGGCGCAAGCTGGTTGCTGCTGAGGTGAAGGTCCAGGCAACTGCGCTCGGTTTTCATGATCCGTCCGACGCAATCGCATATTTCGGTGAAGATCTCCCTATGAAAGATGGGGATGCCGACAGTGACGCTATCAAGAAGAAACTTGGTGAGCTTGCAGCGGCGAAACCGTATCTCGTCAAGTCTCACCAAACTCCTGGGCCCGCGCGCAAGCCCAAGCTTCCAGCGGGAACCAAGCAAGATACAACCCAAGACGGCAAGGGGCGGGCGGCGGCAGCGCTGAGGCAACTCGGTGCACAACGTCACCGATAAGCCGGTAATCCAAGAATAAACAGTCGCCTACGGGCGACTTTTTTGTTGCCCAAAGGAGGCATAACAAATGGCTGAAATTACACGCGAGGACGTTGCCGCCCTTATTCAAGAGGAATACAGCGGAATGTTGCTCGACATGGTGGAGGAATCTTCCGCCGTTATCAAAGCGTTCGGGACGGTACCACTTGGCACCAAGATCACGAACGCCCCAGTACTGGCGTCTCTGCCGGAGGCGAAGTGGGTTTCCGAGATTGCTCCGTCGGAAACTAACACGACAGGCGTCAAGCCCACGTCGAAGGCTACCTGGGACAAGAAGCAATTCGTTGTTGAGGAAGTCGCGGTTATCATCCCCGTCCATGAGGATGTTCTCGAGGATGCGACTGAAGATATTGTTGCATCGCTGACAAAGCTTGGCGGAACTGCTATCGGCAAGAAGCTAGACCAGGCAGTGCTGTTCGGGATCGACAAGCCTGCCACTTGGACGTCGCTTGACCTCTTCGCCGCCGCGACCGCTGCGGGAAGTATCTACCAGGTTTCGGCCACGCCGGGAGAGTCTGATCTTGCTGGATCTATCTTCCAGGCCGCTGGGGCTGTGGCGGATTCTGGCGCGGATCCGTCGAAGATCCTATCCGCTTCAGGCTTGCGCTTCCGTCTTGCCAACTTGCGAGCGTCTGATGGGACAGCGATCCTGTCTCGCACGATGGGTGACGGGGGATCGTTCACAGATTCTATTGCTGGTCTTGACGCGGCATTCGTGAAGAACGGCGCGTGGGACAACACAAAGGCACTGGCGCTCGTTGCTGATGCTGACCGCGTGAAGATCGGTGTCCGTCAGGACATCACCGTCAAGTTCCTTGATCAGGCGACAGTCAATGGAATCAACCTCGCAGAAACTGACCGCGTGGCTCTTCGATTCAAAGCACGCTACGCCTACGTTCTGGGCAATACGATTACCGCTGCTGGCACTCTTTCTGAGCCTGTCGCGGCGGTCACTCCTTCCGCGTAGAGGTGAGCGTCTTGGTGAAGCTGAGACACTCGCGAGGCCGTGAGGTTCAGGTGAGCGACGATAGCGCCGCATTCTATGAGTCTCACGGCTGGACTCGCGTTGATGAGAAGAAGGGTGAGCGCAGTGGAACTACAACTCAGCGACGTACAGCCGTTTCTAAATCCAAATCCGCTGCCAAGTAAAAAAGAAACTCTCGTTACTGCGTGGTGTCCAGTTCTCGCAGCGTTGCTGACAGCCCGCTATGGGGGCCGGATTACCGAGGCGCTTACGCTAGTGTTTGTTTCTACGGCTGCGGATGCGATTCAACGCCGCCTTGACAAGCCGAATCGTATGGTCAATTCACAGGCGGTGAACGGCGCGAGCGTTTCATACTCCGCGTCACTGCGCTCATGGTTCTACGAGGAAGAACTAGCGCAGCTCGATTCGCTCGTAGGGGCAGGCGGAATCCGGACGTATCGGACACCCACACCTGACGGGATTCGCTTCGGGAACATGGTGCGTCGAGTCCCGGAGGGTTCCAATGGATTTTGATTTCACGACCACTTTTACTCGCCAGCGCGCGAGCCAGAAGGTCGACCCATATAACCCTGATGAGGTCACGTCCGATTGGGGTAATCCTGATGAGGTTGAGGTTTCGGGTTATTGGGCGTCGCAATCGTCACTGGAACAGTCGGATGCGGTGAGGTCGCAGATTGTTACCACGAAGCAGCTTGTTCTTGATGATCCTGATGCTGACATACAGCTGGGGGATCGTATCAAGACGGCTGCGGGAGACGTTTATCGCGTGACGGGAATCCCGGAAGCGGACGTAAACCCGTTTACCGGCTGGCAACCTACTCGCGTTGTCAATCTGGAGTACGGGGTGGGCTGATGGGTGATGTGAGCGTCGAGTTCAATCAAGAGTTTTTCGACAAGATCATGCGGTCCGCCGGCATCGAATCTCTATGTAAGGAGAAGGCTGAGCAGGCTCTCGCGGTCGCGCAGGCTAATGCTCCGGTGAAAACGGGAGCATATAAGCGGGGTTTGACGATTCGCCGCGTAGACCACCAGTATCGCGCGTCTTGGCTGGTAGAGGGGACTGATCCTAAGACGATGCTGGTGGAGGCGCGGACGGGGAATCTTGCGCGAGCGTTGAAGGCGGTGAAGAAATAGTGAGGGTCCTTCCGCCTGATATGGAGCTGTTTCTTACGGGCTACATTCGCTCACAATTGACCGATGCGATTACGTTCGCAGCGGTCGGGAATCGTGAGCCGTCTTTTGATGGGACGAATCCGACCGTGATTCCGCTCGTGAAGCCCATCGTGGTGGTGCGTGACGACTCGGGAGCTGCGGGTGAGCTGCGGGCGACGTTTGATCGGTCGATCGGCGTTTCGGTGCTCGCTGGTACTAAGTCGGATATGAAGCCCGCGAACGATCTTGCGCGCCTCGTCTATGCGATCCTGACTGATCCAGACATTATCGAAGCGGACGGGTCGCCGATAGCCACAATCGACTACGACGGGTGCAACGGGCCGTATGCCGTTACCGAAGAGATAGATGTGGCCCGCCGCTATATGACCGTCGAATATACCGTTGTCGGCTCGCTGAGCTGACTTTTTCAATTATTCAATTTGCCGTCCTTGTGGGCGGCTTTTTCTTTTAAGGAGGAAATATGGCCGCTGATAGCCAAGGAAATGACCTCGATGAGGTAGGTGTCCCGATTGGGGGATTGGTCGCGTTTGCGCCGTATGCAAGCGAAAACGTGATCGCCGATGCGGACATGGGTAAGAAGCCTCTCTCACTGCCGGAAGCGTACAAAAAGCTTGGTCTGATCACGCAGGATGGTGCGCCGCAACATTCGTGGGATACGGATGATCCGGTTGAGTTCTGGCAGAAGGGATACTCGCTATCGGTCGATGGCACGCGTGGAATCCAGGTCAATCTTGGGGAGAATAATTCGTCGGTTTTGGAACTTACTGAGGGCAAAACTCCGGATACGAATGGTGTTATTTACGTCGATTCGACACTGCCGAATGCGCGCGTGATTCTTTTCGTCGCGACGAAGTATAAGAACGGCACCGAGGATCGTTATAACGGTGTCGCGCAGGTCAAGTCCGTTGAGTTTGATCAGGATGAGCGCGGTTCGGTTCGTGGACGGTCGGTCACGCTTGAGTGGAAAGAGGACGAGCTTTTCGCTGACGCCGACGGGAATCACCCGTTCAAGCTGTGGCACGGCGTGCCGACCGCTGGGGCCTAATAGTCTGCCGTGCGACGTGCTGTCGGGTCGCGTCGCACGGTTTTCTTTTCAACCCGATCAACCCGTAAACCCGATAGGAGAAAACAATGGTAACAAAGAAGAACGTAGTGTGGGATTCTGGCGATCTTGACGACGCGCTTTTCGACTCGTGGGACGAGGAGAAGGAGACAGCTGCGATCGCTGAGGCTGCGGCTGCGATGGACGTAAAGTACATCATCATCGAGGGGCGGATCTTCGCGGGAAAGTTCCCGGACGGCACGATTATCAAGGCTCCACTCGATATTTCACTGGATCAGATTGACGCGATTTCTGCGGAGAATGATGCGCAGGTTGATCAGGTGAAGGAACTGTTCCGAATGATTGGCGATGAGGCTGCGGCTGTCGAGCTTGAGAAGCAGAATCTTGCTTCGACGATCATTTACGCACAGAAGTTCTTCGCGGTGTTCCAGCGGATCACCGAGGCCGCGTTGGGAAAATCGGGCCTCGCGAACTGATCTCGCTGTGGCGCGAGCATCGACCCGCGTTTACGAGGACTTTTCGTGAAACGTTCCATGTCTCGCCTCATGAGATTGGGAAGTCTATCCCGTGGAGTGAGGCGTGTGACCTGGTGGAATCTGCGCTGGCCGATACGTCTACGCATCTTTGTGCTGCGGTCGCAGATTGGCGTTTTCCGGCATCTATCCCGGAAATTGTGGGGATTGCCGCGCAGGTAGGTAAAGGGTCTGAGCGGTTCATGCCATGGAGTCACCCGCCGACACCGCCATCTGATGACGAGGTTGCTGCGGTGCATGCGGAGCTTATGGAAGGAATCATTTTCAACAAGTAAATAGTGGGGGTGGCGATGAGTTCGCAAGTCGGATCTGGGCACATCGCCATCTTCCCAGTAATGACGGGCTTCAAGTCGAAGATTTCGGCTGAGGTCAAGTCGGCTGGGGCGTCCGCTAAGTCTGGGTTCTCGCAGTCGATGAAGGGTGTGGGAACAACTACAGGGAAGAGTCTCGGTAGTGAGCTCAAGAATGCGTTCTCTGGGTCTACGAAGAATATCGCGTCCTCCACGCTATCTACTCTCAAGCGTGACGTGGCTAGTGCGTCGTCTGCGCTCTCCACGGCGCGCCTCAAACAGCAGGATGAGGCTGGGAAGGTCCGCGTCGCTGAGGTCAAGCTCAAGGAAGCTCTCGACAAATATGGCGAAGGCTCGTCGCAGGCTGTAGCTGCGGAGGAAAAGCTAGAGTCTGCTCGTCGTCGTCAAGCTACTGCCGCCGATAACGTGAAGTCGGCATCCGATCGACTCAAGACGGCGCAGGACAATCTCAAGTCGGCGACAGAATCGGCATCATCTGCGGCTACCGTGGCTGTCTCGCGGTGGACAACCTTAAGCACTTCGGCAGCGGCTACCGCCGCCACGCTCAAGTCTGTTGGGACGGCCATATCTGGCGTTGGATCTACGCTCACAAGCAAGATAACGAAACCCGCCCTTGCGGCGGCAACGGCACTGGCAGGTGTTGTTACAGTGCTTGCAAAGCAGGCTCTTAGCGCCTACGCCGCCTGGGAACAGGCTGTTGGTGGTATCGATACGCTTTTCAAGGATTCGTCAAGCACTGTCCAAGGATATGCGGCGAAGGCGTATAAGACGGCAGGCCTTAGCGCCAATGACTACATGGATACGGTGACGTCATTTTCTGCGTCGCTGATTTCGTCGCTGGGTGGGGACACTGCGGCTGCGGCTGAGCTAGCGAATCAGGCGCTCGTGGACATGTCGGACAACGCCAACAAAATGGGCACCGACATGTCCACGGTCCAGCAAACCTATCAATCGCTGGCGCGTGGCAATTATGCGATGCTCGACAATTTGAAACTTGGTTATGGCGGGACGAAAACCGAGCTTGAACGTCTCCTCTCTGATGCTGAGAAGCTCAGCGGTCAAAAATATGACATCAGCAATTTCGCGGATATTACTGAAGCTATCCACGTGATCCAAACCGAGATGGGGATCACTGGGACGACCGCTGAGGAAGCAGCCCACACCATTAGTGGATCCGTTTCGACAATGAAATCCGCTTGGACGAATTGGATCACAGAGCTAGGAAAAGACAACGGTGACCTGTCAGGCGTGACAAGCGAGTTGATGAGCAGTGTCGGCACGGCACTAGGGAATATCATTCCGCGAGTAAAACAGATTTTTCAAAGTCTCGTAGCGACGCTTCCGCAGCTCTTGTCAGGTTTGGAATCGACACTGCCTGCCCCCTTCCAACCGTTCATCTCGATGATCTCATCGGTGATCACCTGGTTCTCATCACTTAGCACTACGATCAAGAAAGCTATGGGGTTGGGAACAATCATCGCCGCCGCGATTGGACCCGTGCTCACCGTTGCCGGGAAGGTGACCTCTGTGGGAGGGACCCTTCTTTCTGGGGTGAGTCGAGTCGCAAGCGTGATCGGATATTTGTCTCCCTCTATCTCTGGAGTTTCTACTGGCGCCGGTAGTCTCCTCAAGATTCTCGGCAAGTTTGCCGGTCCGGCGGCCATTGTGGTCTCGGCTTTGATCGCAATGTGGACGCAAAGTGACGTGTTCCGTGACGCGATCACCAATCTTGTTCAAACGTTGCTTCCCGTGATCCAGCAGATCATTGCGGCATTCCAGCCTTTGATTTCTACGATCACCAGCACGCTGGTGCCATTGCCTGGCCAGATCGGGAATCTTGTCGGACAGATTATTGCGCTAGTGACGCCGCTAATAACGTGGATCGTTGCGCAACTGATCCCAGTAGTTCAGACAATCCTCACAACGGTACAGAACGTTGTTACTGCCATCCAGCCGATCATTCAAGCAGGACTGGCCGTGATCCAAGCCGTGATCACCACAGTGATGGCCGTCATTAGCGGCAACTGGTCGCTGGCCTGGACGGGCGTGAAAAACATAGTTTCATCTGTTTGGACTTTGATCAAGAGTGTAATCTCCGGCGCGATCGGCGTCATTGAAGCAGTCATCGTCGGCGCACTATCGGTCATCAGTTCACTGTGGTCCTCGGCATGGACCGCTGTGAAGAACGTGTTTTCCACCATTTGGGACGGCATTAAAACAGCCGCATCGCAAGGAATCGATAACGTCGTCTCAATCGTGCGCGGCGTGAAAGACCGAGTCACGTCTGCATTTTCAGGTGCGGAAAGTTGGCTGGTAAGCGCCGGAAGAAATCTGCTTCTCGGTCTGGCTTCCGGTATTTCAAACGCAGTAGGAACAGTTGTCGCGAAGGCAAAAGCGGCAGCAAGCGACGTGCTTAATTCGGTTAAAGATTACTTCGGTATCAATTCTCCTTCTCGTGTTTTCCGGGATGACGTGGGAAAGCAGCTCATGTTGGGAGCCGCGGTCGGAGTGGATGATCAGGCGGATTCGTTTGTTTCGTCTGCCGTGTCGGCGGCGCGATCTGCAGCAGCCAAAGCACAGGCAGCAGTAAACAAGATTACGGTGTCGGCCGGCACGGTCGCGGGGAGTGATTCTGCTTCCTCCGCTTCTTCAACGTCTGGACTGTCAAGCAGTGAGGTTGTTGCCAGGGTCTCTTCGCAGGACATTTCGGAGATAGCATCCTCGGCGGCCACTGCTCTCTACCAAGCGATGACGGGATCAACGCGCACACTGAGTTTGCAATCTAAAGCCGGGGTGGTGATTAAATGACAACGTGGAGTGCGGCTGCCGTAGTCGGAGATTCGACTACGGCGCGGCTCGGGATAAATATTCAGAACGCCGACAGCGGCGATCCTGTTCGCTGTGTTCTTTATATTCAGGTCCTGACGGGGTATTTCAAAACGTCGTATAGTACGTGGTCTATTGGTGGGTCGATGGCCGCCTCGGGCACGCTGAATGGGACATACTCCGCTGGGGATACGTACACTCTCGGCTATGCGGATAAAACCGTTACGCGCCAGTATGGTAGCGCATATGGTGGGTACAATACCGCCTCGGCCACAATCCTGGGTCATTCCCTTTCGGTAGGGAAAGTTACCTGGTCTGTCCCGGCGCTGCCGGATGAAACTCCGACCGCCCCCACGATCGGTACCCCGGCACGACTCTCTGACGCTAAGCAGACGGTGAAGTGGACGCGTCACGCTTCAACTTCTGCCCCGTATGCAACGCAGAATGTGCAGCGTCGCACACATAATGGCTCCTGGGGCAACTGGACGACGATCGCTACCGATTCGTCTACGGATAAAACATCTGGTTCGCAGACGCACACAGACACGACCACCGTGGAGAATCGCGTCTACCAGTACCGTGTCAAGGCGAATAATTCCTCAGGCAGCGCCACGTCAAGTGCGTCAGTGTACGTTTTCACTACGCCATCTGCGCCGTCAAGCATCACTGCGGCAAAGAATGCGGACGGCGACATTATCGCCACCGTGACGCAGGCGGTTTTGCATACCGAGTATGTGACCGAGTGGCAGTACTCTACCGACGCTGGGGATTCGTGGACTACTTTTGCGACGACTACTGCTGGCGTCCTGTCCGCCACGCTTTCTTCTCCGTCTGATACGTCCTACGTTTTTCGTGCTCGCGTCGTCGTCGACTATGACGGCGGCGTAGGTGACGGACTGGAATCAGCATGGTCGTCGGTTTCTGCTGCAGTTTCTGTTTTGCAGGCGCCTAATCCTCCACTCGTGACGATCGGCGACGGCTCGGGAACGCTAGACCGTGACCAGAGCGTGACAATCTATTTCACGCATCAGCCGATGGATACGACTCCACAGACGCAGGCAGAAGCTCGGTGGAGGGTCAATAGTGGTGACTGGACAATCATCGCGCTCACTACGGCGACATCAGCAACAGTTGACGCACTTGGCATATCTGAACTATTTGAAGCGCAGGTACGCACGAAAGGCTCCTATGAAGACTTCTCTGAATGGTCGGCCATCGCCTCAGCCGGACTCGTCGCCCGTCCAACAGTAACGCTTTCCGC